GTTAAATTTATAGTATCAGAAGAAGGAGTTAAGACATTTATAATTAAAAAAATGTTAAATGTTCTTAATACACGTTTAAATTATTATCTAAAACTTTTAGATACTCCATGTAAAGTTGAATTTGATGAGTTTTTCGATGAAACTATCTATAATGAAAAAAATAAAGAATGTTCTTATTTTAATTTTAGTGGTGGAGAAAGAAAAAGAATAGATACTGCTGTTTTGTTCATGTTCCAAGATATATTGAGAACACAATCATCAATATCACATTCGTTAAACATATATGATGAACTTTTTGACTCTGCTCTTGATGATAATGGAGTAGATAAAATCTTAAACATTCTTAGAGAAAGAGTTCAGAAATATAATGAAGCAATTTATATCGTATCTCACAAATCATCTACTAAATCTAACATAGATAATATAATAAATCTTGAAAAGGAAAACGGTGTAACCCGAATCATTAATTGACTTTATCTTAAAATTTAATAAATCGTACTATGGCATTGAAAATCAAAAATAAAGATAACGCAGAAAACAAAGGAAAGATAAAGTTTGAATATCAAGTTATTGTAACTGGTATTCCAACTCCAACTCCAGGGTTACCTATGGGTATGCCTGTATATACATATGTAATGTTCAATCCTGTTAGTATTCCACAAACTCCAGCACTAGAAATGCCTGAAAGTAATCTTCCAAGATCAGTAAACTATTATGCTGATTATGGTGGTTGTGGTTTTTGGAGAATGATCTGGCCTGAATTTGTCTTAAACCAATATCAGAAGGCTTGTATATCAGGTTTAACATGCATGGTAATGGATATAAGATTCTACCAAGGATTAAAATCTATAAGAATGCAAAGACAAGCCACTCCAATTCAAAAGCAGTTTATAACTGAGTTGAAAAAGGCTAGTAAAGACTTTGGATTTAGATTAATTTATGAAGTCGATGATATCGTCTTCAAGGATGATATTCCAGACTACAATAGATGCAAAGATGCATTTGTTGATCAAAATATTAGCGATAATATTTTAGAAATCATGAAAATGATGGATGAAATTACAGTAACATGTGATTACATGAAAGAATACTATAAAGCAAAAACTGGAAACAATAGAATAACGGTAATTCCAAATTATCCACCAAAATTCTGGCTAGACAGATTTTATGACAAATCAAAAATTGAAAAATTATATCATGAAAATAAAAACAGACCTAGAATTTTATATTCTGGTTCTGGTACTCATATTGATGTTCTCAATAGAACTGGGTTTAATGATGATTTCAAACATGTTACAGATGCTATCATTAAAGCTAGAAAGAAATTTAAGTTTGTTTGGAAGGGTTGCTTCCCATTAGAGCTTAAACCATATATTGATAGTGGTGAAATGGAATTTATTGAGTGGTCTCCTCTTCCAGATTATCCACAAGGATTAGTAGATGCAAATTGTAATGCTGTTTTTGCACCATTACAAGATAATGTATTCAATAAATCCAAGAGCAACATTAAAATGGTTGAAGCTGGTGGTATAGGACTTCCAGGAGCATATCAAGATCTTTGCACATATCAAGATGCAGAGTTTAAATTCAAAAATGGTGATGAATTAATTCAACATTTAGAATATATAACATCAGATTTTGATAGATATATGACTTTATCTGATAAAGCTCGTAAATTTACAGAAGGATTATGGTTAGAAGATCATATTGATGAATACGAGGCAGTATATTTCACTCCTTGGGGTTCAAAAGAAAGAAAAGAAAAGTCTCCAAACCTTATAAAATTAAATCCTGATCAAGATTTTGTTGACGGTAACTGATTCTATGGTAGTATAGTTTCATGGCTTATAGAAACATATATTACGATCACAAAAATGAGTCAATACATCTCTTTACTTGGGATAAAAACGGCGAAAGAACCAAAATTATCTGTGGTGTTGAGCCATATCTTTATATAGAATCACAAAATGGATGTGATGGTACATCCATTTTCAATTCTGCACTTAAAAAAATATCGTTTAGAAACCAAAATGATAGAAATAATTTTGTTAGTAGTACGCCTATAAAAAGATTATTCCACAATTTGAGTGTTGAGCAGCAATTTTTGCTAGATACATTTAAAAATGATGTAGAGAAAGAAGATTATGGTAAACAACCATTAAAGATATTTTATATTGATATTGAGACTTATGCTACAACTCATTTTTCAACACCACAAGAAGCTGCCGATCCAATAAATCTTATAACGGTATATGATTCATTAAAACAGAAGTATTATACTTTTGGTTGTAACAATTATGCAACTACTGATGATGATGTAAACTACATTAAGTGTGATAATGAAAAAGATCTTTTAAATAGATTTATAAAATTCTGGAAAAAGGATTATCCAGACATTGTAACTGGATGGAACATTGATGGATATGATATTCCATATATTATTAACCGTATATCAAATCTTTTTGATCTGGATAAAGCAAAACAACTTTCTCCAGTTAATAAACTTTTCTTTAAGGAAAAAGCATCTGTTAATAAACTTGGACGAGTCATAGATAGATGGTATATCCGTGGTGTTAGTATTCTCGATTATATGGATGTTTATAGAACATTCACTTTAGGTGATCGTGAATCATATGCGCTCAATTATATTGGCGAATATGAACTTGGAGAAGGTAAAATCGCATTTGGTAGCACTTCTTTGTCAAAATTAGCAGATACTGATTGGATGAAATTCGTAGATTATAATATTCAGGACGTAAAAATATTAGTTAAACTTGAAGAGAAGTTAAAATACTTAAAACTTATTAGAAATCTTTCATACAAGGGTTTTATTCCATTTGAAAAGGCTTCTGGTAAGGTTTCCTTGATTACTGGTGCTGTTGCTCACCAAGCAATGAAGCAGAAAATGATTATCCCAACATTCAATGAGGAAAAAATCAAGAAAAGTTTTGCTGGTGGTTATGTTTATGAACCAATTCCTGGATTATATCAAGATCTGGTTACATATGATGCAAATAGTCTTTATCCAAACACTATTATCACTCTTAACATTTCAACTGAAACAAAAGTTGGTAAAATTTCAGGTATTGAAGATGATAAAATTCAAGTTACACTCACAAATGGTAAAGATGTATCATTTACTAAGGATAACTTTAAGAAGTTTGTACAAGATCAACAACTTTCAGTTACAAAAGCAAATGTTTTATACACGCAAAAGTTCAAAGGGGTTGTTCCTAACTTAATTGATAAACTTTATTCAGAACGTGTTGCTGCTAAAAACCGAATGTTAGCAGCAAAAAAGAAATTATATAAAACTAAAGATGAAAATGATAGAAAATTACTAGAAGAAGAGATTGTTGATAATGATACATTATCAAATGTGTACAAAGTTTTCTTGAATTCAATTTATGGTGTATTCTCTCAGATTTATTCACCATTATTTGATATTGATCATGCTGAAAGTGTTACTTTAACAGGTCAAGCTGTTGTAAAAAGCGGTGCAAAAATCGTTCATGACTATCTTGTTGATAATGGATTAAATGAAAGTCATTCTGTTGTAAATGATGTCTGTGTATATTCTGATACGGACAGTGTTTACTTCTCATTTGAAAAGTTTTTTAATATAAAAAACATAAAAATGGTCGGTGATAATGGCGAAATTACACCAGAAGCTAATAAAATCATCGTTGATGTTGGCGAATATCTAAATAAAAATATTAATGAATGGGCAAAAAAAGAATTAAAGAGTATAGATCCTCGTTATTTCTTTAAACGTGAAAAAATATGTGATGTTGCTCTTCTCCAAGCTAAGAAATTTTACATTCTTCATATCTTAGATAAAGAAGGTGTTCCATCTAATGAGTTTGAATATAAGGGTATTGAAGTTGCAAAGTCAATTATTTCAAAAGAAGTTAAAGAAATGATTAAAAATGTAATTGAACATGCAATTCTTTCTAAAGATCGAAAGAAAGCAGGTCATTTATTCCAACAAGCATATGAAAACTTCTGTAAACTCTCTCCAGAAATTATTGCTACTCGTAAAAAGATTAGTGATTATGGAAAGTATGAAAGAAAGATGGGAGAAAATGGTGAAATCGGTAAAGGAACTCCATTACAAGCTAAAGCATCCATATTTTTCAACACATTACTTAAAAAATTAGAATTAACTGATCGTTATCAAGAAATTACTAGCGGTTCAAAGATAAAATACATGTACTGCAAGGATAATAAATTTAAATATCCAGTAATTGCTTTTGGTGATGAATATCCAGTTGAAATTATGCAATATATTAAGCCCGATTATAAGATGATGTTCCAAAAAAATGTGGAACCACCTATAAGTAGAGTCTTTAACATTATTGGATGGCCTGTTCCAACCATTGGATGTGAAGAACATACAGATTTAATAGCATTACTATCATGAAAACAAAACTAATATCAATAACAAAACCACAAATTGCTGGAATTAATTCTCCAGAAGATTTAATTTCTTTTTGTGCCAGAGTTTCAAATCCATCCAATCAGATGAATACCGAAACTGCACCAAAACTTTTAAAATATTTGATAACTCATAAACATTGGAGTCCATTTGAAATGGTATCTGCAACTTATGAGATTAAAACTTCTCGTGCTATTGCTGCACAGATTCTACGCCATCGTAGTTTTAGTTTTCAGGAGTTTAGTCAAAGATATTCTACAGCAACTGAGCTTGAAGATATTGAATGGAGATTGCAGGGTAAAACTAATCGTCAAGTTGGTGATCAAGAAGTTGATCTTTCTGAAGTTCCAGCACAACTTGTAAAAGAAGCTCAAAATAAATGTCTTGAAGCATATGATTACTTAATTGGAATCGGTTTAGCGAAAGAGTGTGCGAGAATGGTACTTCCTCTTAATACATCTACAACGATTTACATGTCGGGGACAATCCGTTCTTGGATACATTACCTTGACATAAGATGCAAGGAAGAAACTCAAAAAGAGCATAGGGAAATTGCGGATGAAATTAAAACAGATTTCAAATTTCATTTTCCAAATATTTGTGAGGCTTTAAATTGGTAATAAAAAAAATCTTTAAAAGATTCTTTTAAGCCGTTTCTAAAATCTCTAAATGGTTTTGTGATCAATTCTTGTTCTTCTTTTGATAATTTTTTTGTATCAACTGCGTGGGATGGGTGAAAATCTGAATCATCTTTACTAAATTCTTCAATTCTTCTTAATCTATTTTGTCTTATCATTTCTGTTAATTGCTCATCAGAATATCCACCAAAATCTCTTTCGTCAATAACAAATGTCAACATCAAGTTTGGATCATAGTATCTATATCCACTTGCATCTTTTTTAAACATTGATCTGACGCTAAAATTTTTCATTTATTTTAATATTTACCCACTTGACTATACATTCGTATTTACTAAATCTTAATATGACAACAGAAAATACAAACGTCAAATTAACCGTAGTCCTCGACCCAGTTGGTAGAACAATTGTTGGTCAAGAAGTAACTTCAAGTCCAGAAGGAACCGTTCAAATTAAGAATCCAGTTATTCTTAATGTTGTTCCAGCTGACAACAATGGCAAGATGTCAGTTCAGCTTTTCCCTCTCTTTTTCAGAGAGTTCTTAGCTGATAAGACTTCTGATGTAACCGTAACATATGACAAGAGCAGAGTTGCACCAACTGATATTGATGCACTTGACTTCCGCTTACAAGGTCAGTATGTTCAGATGTTTAATAATGCAAATACATTTGCTGCTCCACAAGCACCAACAACTCCAACCAATGATAACGGTGGTGTCGTAAATCTTTTTGATGAGTAAAAAATCGTAATCTGCTCTCAAAAGAAACCAGAAGAAACCCTAGAAAGTTTTTGACTTTCTAGGGTTTTTTGTTATTATATTTATATGGCTAAAAAGAAAACAGAAAACGAAGAAGAAATTGTAAAACCAACATTAGAAAACTTTGAAGATGCATTCAAAGTTTTATCTGAGCTTAATCCAGAAGCAGCTTTCCTTGATGATAATAGTTTATCATCAGTGAATGATTGGATTGATACTGGATCTCTTGCATTGAATGCAATCATTTCTGGATCTTTGTATGGTGGAATCCCAATGGGTAGACTTACTGGATTTGTTGGTCCAGAATCATGTGGTAAAACACTAATGGTTAATAAAATTATGGCTAATGCTCAAAGTAAAAAAGGTATGCATATTGCATATTTTGATACAGAGGGTGCATTGGATGAAAATACTGCCAAAAGACTTGGTTGTGATACTTCTAAGATTAAACATGTACCAAGTGAAGTTACTGAAGATTGCAGAAATCAAATTGTAAAGTTCCTTGATACAGTTGTAGAGAAAGGTTTGCAGGGTAAAGTTCTTCTTGCAATTGATTCTCTTGGTAATTTGATTACAGCACAGGAAAAAAAGAAGATTCAAGAAGGTTCTGATACACCAGATATGGGAAATCGTGCAAAAGCACTTAAATCGATGATGAGAGCAATCACACATGCTGCTGCAAAAGCAAATTGTCCAGTTGTTTTCACTAACCACATCTACGATGATCCTTCACAACTCCACCCAACAGCAATTAAGAAGCAAGCAGGTGGTTCTGGTCCTCTTTATATGGCATCAGTTATAGTTCAGATGGCAAAAAAAGCAGAAAGAGCAGAAGATAGTAAAAATAAAGATTCTAATTCAGAAATAACTGTTCTTTCAAAGGGAATTAATGGTCTAACTCTTAGAGCATTTACTACAAAAAATCGTTTTGTCACTCCATTCCTTGAGATTGAAATGTATTTGAATTTTCGTACTGGTCTTAACAAGTATTCTGGTCTTTTGGAAATGGCAGAAGGTTATGGTGTGCTTGAAAAAGCAGGTCATCGTTATGTTTATAATGGTGAAACTCTTGGTTTCTTTAAAGATTGGAAAGATGATGAGACAGTTTGGGCTAAATTCCTCCCAGCTTTGGAGGAAAAATTACAGGCAGGTCTTTCGTTCAAGAACGAGGTTCAATAATATAAAAAATATAGGTTGCATTTTAAACGAGTGCAACCTATATTATATTTATGGTTAAACAACAATCACCTTTACCGTTGGATTTGGATCAGTATGAAAAGATTGTAATGTACAATTGTATTTTTGATCAAAATTACCTAGAAACAATTTTTGAACATGTAAAACCATCTTACTTTAAAGACAAAGATATTAAAACTATCTTTACAGTTTTAAAAACATACTATGATGAGAATAATCATGTTCCAAATCTTACTGAACTTAAAGCTCATTTAATTTCGGAAGAAGATAAGCAAGCATTTAAAAGAGTTGTACTTTCTTTTGGATCTTTGGATAAAGTTTATGATAAAGTTGCATTAATTAAAAATACTGAAAGATTTTTAAAAGAAAAAGCAGTTATGAGTACTGTTTTGACTACATCTTTGGATGTTCAAAGTGGTACTATTGAAACTAGTAAGATTCTTAGTAATTTTGAATCTGCTTGTAATATCTCTTTAATTGAAAATCTAGGTTTTGATTATCTTGAAAACATTGATAAGCATGTCGAAGATATTCAAAAGGTATTCAATGTTCTTCCTACTGGTTGGAAATGGCTTGATAAACATCTTGGTGGTGGTCTAATGGCTGAAGGTAGAGCATTATATTGTTTCTTTGGTGTAACCAATGTTGGTAAATCTATTTTCCTTGGAAATATGGCAACCAATATTCTAAACCAGAATAAAACTGTTGTTCTTATTTCATTGGAAATGCCAGAACAAGTTTATGCAAAAAGAATTAGTGCTTCACTTTCAAAAATTCCAAGTAATGATCTAAATCTTCAGGTTGAACCACTTAAAAATCATCTCAATCAATATAAAATTAAAAACAAAGACTCTAAACTTATTATTAAAGAGTTTCCCCCAAAGGGAGTTACTGTTTTGGGTATTAAAACATATATTGAGAAACTCGTAAAAACAGGAGTTAAGCCAGATGTGATCATTATTGATTATCTAAATCTTATTGCACCTCCAACTAATGGTTTAAACTCATATGAATCTATTAAACAAATTACTGAAGCAGTAAGAGCTTTGTCTTATAAGTTTGAATGTCCAGTTATTTCAGCAACGCAAGCAAATCGTGCTGCTGTATCTTCACCAAATCCTGATGTAGATAAAGTTAGTGAATCTATGGGTCTTGCTCATACGGTTGATGCACAATTTTCTATTTGGACAGAAGCAGAAGATTTTGAATTGGGAATCATTCATATGGGTATTGTTAAAAATCGTTTCGGTCCTCGACAAGTTCATACTCAATTGAAGATTGATTATCCAACTCTTTCAATCAGTGAAATCGATGATGTGGTTATGAATTATACAGTTAAAGGTAAAATTCCTACAAATATGATTGATGATTCTAATCCTAATATATCGGATATACTTAATAGTGTAGAAATTTATTCAGAAGCTAGTGACAATTAGTATATTAGGTGTAAATAATCGTAATGATTATTACATCATCTCAACAGTTTGAAAATTTAAGCAATCCTTACGATGCATTAAACATAGAAGAATTTGAAAGTATTACTTTAAAGTTTGGTTCTTTTGTTTGTATATCAAAAGGTAAAAAAATGAATTATTTAAATTTTCTGAAATTTCTAGTTGATGACAAAAAAACTCAAAAAATTTATTTTGCGTTATTGGGAGAATATTCTTTACAAAATATAATTA